GTCACCCCGGACAAATACCGTATCGTGATCTTCCCCGTAATCTCTGCGTTCACCTGCTGTGCGTCCCAGAACTCCCGTCCCCGCGCAGGCTCGATCGCTGCCCAGACCGTCGCGAATGTCGTCCAGGTCTGCGTAACCTCACCGTAATCCCCCTGGGATTCGCTATACTCCTGGATGATTACCCGATGTCTCAGGCGCCCCGCTCTCATATCGGCCAGATCCTTTCGAGCCCAAGAAGTGAACGCACCGCAAACGGCACCTCTTTCATCTCCTTGATATCCGCCGCCTCCCGGTTCTCATAGAGGTGTCCTACCAGGACCTTTATTGCCTGCTTCACTTTTCCGGGCACTGATGCTGTCGTATCGCCGTACCCCGCCACAAACCTGATAATCACTCCATTCGCCGTTCTGAGCGTAATGGACGGCCACGTCTCGCCGTATTTGAGCACCACACGCCCAGGTTCGCTATATATATCCACATGATAGCTATCGGCTGAGAAAGTGTGCTCCGTTTCGTCGGTGTCGTAATATTTGATGCTCTCAACAGACTGCAGAGGAGGGTTCGGGATTTCGACATAATTCTCTGATGGAAAATTATCGAGTGCAAGCTCCCAGGTCTGCGTAATAAAAGCCCTGTTTTGATACCCCTCGCACCATTCCCGTGCGGCTTCGATAAAGCCGACTATAAGAACATCCTCATCACTCGACTCGATCCGACGATGACTTTTCGTTTCCTCCAGCGTCACCGGCTCCAGCTCTGGCGGTATTATCAATTTTCTTCCCATTGCAGCTCCTTACCCTATCACGTTCTGCGCCTGATTGATTCTTTTTCCGAACCATCACTGCTACGTCGCTGTCGTGCAGTGCCGCGCAGGATCAAGTCTCGCCCAGAGATAAGGGCGGCGTCCTCCTCCGGGACGAAGACCGCCCGCTCTATTACCTTTTTACGTTTACGCGGGGTAGACATCTGCAACCTGCTGATCAACTGGTTCACGCCGCGCCTGACAGCGAATCAGCGTGGCCCCGACCACAATCGTGGCGGAAGTCGTGACCTTGACCGCTACATGGGTGAAGTCCGTGCCAAGAACATCTTCAGGCACCTCGACGATGGCCGTCGCCTCGGCTGTATACGGAATCAGTTTGGAAGCTTCATAACCCACCAGGGTGATCAACGTTTTGCCGGGATTGTCCGCCACCAGGGTCACCGTTGTGCCGACGGCGCTTGCCGTCACTCCGGGCACACCGAGGGTCGCATGATTGACACACAACACCAGGCCCGCCGCATCGGCGAATTCCTGTGCATCGGCATCCGTGCCCGCTTTCTTCGTATATGTAATACCGTTGATTTCAAGCGTCTCATCATTGGTAACCGTATCCACGAGCACGGTCGCCTTTGAAGCATTGACTTGTCCAGTGACGGTTGCGACATAACTGGTCAAGGCTACCGCCCCCGTACCGTCGGCTTTACGTTTGTAGACCTGCATTTCAACCGTATCGTCGGCATCGGTATTCGGTATCGCCCCCACTTGCAGAATAAACATTGCCTTGTCGTAGTCCCGCAGATCATAATACTGCCCCGTGACGTTGCTTGTGGCTATCGACTGCGGCGCCAGTGCCACGTCCGGTTTGATTGATTCTCGAAGTGTTTCGCTCATTTTTTCTTTCTCCTGTCGTTGGAATTAGGCCGGGGCTGAAGCCCTCGGCCCATTCCTATTTGTTTACGCATGGCTCAAAGCATACTTGATCGCCGAAGTGGTGATTACCGATCCGTCATGGCGCGTGAACAGCATGAAGCCTACCTGCAGATAATCCGCATACCGCTCGGTCAGCCGCATGAGCAGCGCCCCCTTGACATCCCGGATGAAATACTGAGAGAAATCCCCGAAGGCTATGATCTTGCTGGCTGCATCGGTGAACGCCGGAAAATCCTGGTTGACCACATACCGCTTGCCAAGAATGGTATCGGGCTCGCGCGCGGCTACGGCAGGCAGCCACAACGGCTGGGTGGTTGACGAGTTCTTGATCTTCTTCAGGTTGGCCAGAGTCGAGTCCGCAAACATCCAGACCCCATTCTGCTGATACGCCGGATCCACCGAGTGCATGATGTCCACCAGCTCCTCCCAGGTGATTGCCGTCGCCGAAGCGAACTGCACTCCTGAATCGCCACAGCTGTTGAGCACCCCGTCGGGCTTGTTGGTATCGTCCCCCGTAGTGAAATGCGTGTTGGTGATCCGTGCAATACGTGTGGCCATCCAGCGGGCCAGCAACGCCTCCAGGCCTACCGCCTCGTCCTGCAGCAGACTCAAGTGTACCCTGATGATCTTCGAGCTGTAGCTGTATGCCTTCAGCACAACCTGCGCGAAGGTCGGATCGGCAGTATTGACCTGGCTCGTTTCCGTCACGATCTCACCGGTGTTGCCAGTGTCGTCTCCAACGGGCACCGGCAGATCATTCCCACCGGATGTGGAGAGAATCTCACAGCCGGCCTTTCGCATTCCCCCATATGCAAGCAGGGTATCCACGACCTTGCCGTAGAAATCTTCAGGCACGGTATACGCGCCCACACCCCCGCTTGCGATCCCCAGAGCACGAACTTCCTGTACATGCTTGGTCATGAGTGCGCGATTCTCCACGTCCATCTCGACAATACCCCTGCGCAGAAAATCTCCGAATGCGCGGCTATAGGCCTGCTTGTCCGGATCCGGCTTGTTTTCTTCCTCAGCGAGCGTGCGTTCGGCCAGTGCATCCTGCACCTGCAGCTGTGCGCGCATCTCATCAATGCGCTCGCTCATCTTGTTCACATCGGCGAGCATAGCCTCGAAAGCGTTGTGATCTTCCGTTGAGAGCTGGCCATCTTCACCTGTTTTCTCTTTGCGAAAAGCGAGTGCACGCTCATAGGCCTCTTTGCGTTCCCGCATTCGCTGATTCATTTCGGTGATGGAGACCTTCTCCTCTTCAGGAATAATGGTATTCTCATTTGGTTCCATTTTTCATTCTCCTCTTAAAAATTCTTTGCCACCTCATGCAGCATGAGATCATAATTTTGACGCACCGGTTCCGAGTGGGGCTCCTGCTCCGGCTCGGGAAGATATGCGCTCAATATCTCGATCGCATGCCGAATAAGATCGGCTTCTTCATCCCCTGTTTCCAGGTGGTGAATATCACGTAAGATGACGGCCGCCAGGGCCGTCTCGTCCAAACCGGCTGAACGCAGGATCGAGCGCGCTACCTGAGCACTCGTCTCCTCATAGGCCGGGTAAGTCACAATAGATACATCGTATAATTGCGCCTCCAGCAACTCCCGGGATGGTTTGCCGTCTTCTTTGCCCCATGTATCTCTTATTGTCCGGAATGCGAAACTCATCTGATCTATATCTCCGCGCTCCATGGGGGCGAGCACCAGGTCAGAAATCAATTGTGTCTCAGGGGGCAGCGCCTCGATACGCAATCCCCTGTCGTCCTCAGTGATCGTCAGGGTGCCGCTCCTCGTACGGCCTAACACCCAATTAGGGTCGTGGTTGAACAATGCCCGCACATCTGCGCCGTCTTTCAGGGTCTTTGTGAAGGCGCCGGAACGAATGATTTCGCGAAATCCCCCGAGATCCACAGACCATACATCGAAAAGCGCAGCATACCCCTGTATCTTCGGCGGCTGTCCTTCGGCTCGCAGCACCCGCAGCTCCTGCAGGGGCACGCAACGAATCTCCGGTAGCGGCATTGCATCTTTGCCGAGTTTCTTATCGATCGCCTCAAGCAGGCTGTTTGCGGCATCGGCAATGGCACTCTCCCCTTGCTGTGCAGCCCGACTCTTAGCTGCGATAACTCCGCGGCGATATATTTCTCCCCGTTTACCGAACGGATATTTATAATGCCCCTTAGTGTTTTCTTCCGCCTCGCTTTCGACGGCGAGAAACCATTTGCCGTACTCGGCCCAATTCTCATTATCGCCCAAGAGAGCGTTGCCGTCGGCGGCCGAGAAGGACCATGCCCCTTCATTGATTTTGCCCGCCGCGATCAGACTGCGTGCGTGACTAACGCCTTTTGAATTCACTTTTATTGCCATTTTTTTACCCTCCTCATCCCGCCACTATCGAACATTGACACCCGGCATGCAAGGGCGGGTGCCCGATGGAGGAGCCGGGGGACAGCGACGGTTGCCCCTCAATATTAACCGATCCTCCCTCTCCAACAAATGGAGCCTCAATCGATACGACCTTGCCGTCTAATGCTGCGCAGTATGGACAGGCATCTGCATTGGCCACCCATATCAATGACGTAACCCCGGCCGATGCGAATGTTGCCCGGGCGAAAGCCCCTTCTCCGCGTACTGTTTCCTCGCCGGCATATTGCGCCGGGCGGTTTTCTTCCCATTCGGCCAGCTGCTCATCCAATGCCGCCAGCACATCCGCCCCGGATTTCTGCGCTGCGGCAATCACTTCCCGCAACCGTGCCGCATTTCGTCCCGTGTAACGCTCGGAAAACGTTGCAGTGTATGCCGCAACGAATGTCTCGGTATCCCAACCGCTATCGGCGCCAATCTCCGCTTCCGCTGCCCGCCTGACGGTCTCTGCCAGCGCCTGATGTACCGGTCGCAGCTGCTGGGTCACATATTCATGATGTTCCTGCCAAAACTTTTCGAGCCACTGCTCGAGCTCTGGAATATCTCTTTTCGGGAGCATCTTGCGTGCTGCGGCCATGATATCGTGCCGCTCACGGCGGACAGTTCGCTCCAGGGCAGAAATAAATACCGGAGTCAGCGCCCGTGCAGCCTTGCGGCGATTCTGTGGCTGCCTGGAGCGCAGATCACTTATTCTTTGTGCTTGTGCGACGGGAGCTGGTTTGGATAACCACTGGGCCGGCTGCATATTGAGCGGCACCAGATATGTCTTGCCCTGGTTATCGGGCTGTGGATTCATATTTTCGAGCTCGCGCCACTCGTCCGCATTGATGATCCCGTCTTGCCTCATAATGTGATACGCCTCATTCCTGCTTTTCGTATCGCCGCGCAGTTCGCTGTCGAGTAAAAATTCCGCAAAATACTCACCCCGCTCTCCCGGATCAAAAAGCTTCCAGTTCAATTGCTGCTCAAAACGCACACACCATGGACGGATTGTATGTTTTACAAAATCAATATCCTGATGCTCGATATTAGAGAACGTGCTACGTTCCAGGTCGGCGATCATATGCGGCGGGACTCGAAACATGCGGGCAATCTCCGTGACGCTGAACTTGCGCAAGCCTAAAATCTGCGCATCTTCCGGGGAAACGCCGGTATTTTTCCATTTCACGCCATCCTCAAGAATGGCGATTTTATGAGCCTGGCCCACTCCCTGATGAGCCATTTTCCAGCCTTCGGATAGTCGGTTAAACGCTGGTTCGCTTAATTCTTTATCGCTTTCCAGGACTCCCGAAAGAGTGCTGCCCTGAATAAAGAAATTGGCATTATATTTTTCCTGCGCTGCGGCCAGTCCCAGAGCCTTGGCGCCATAGCGGACGACCGACTCCCCGGTGTATCCATCTCCCAGGCCGGGTATGTGAAGTACTCTTTCAAAAGACAACTCATGCGGTCCATCATTCAGATATGTACGATAAAACGGCTCCTCGCCTGTACGGCGCACGAGCTCTGTTCTTCGAGACGGGAGTGGCCATAAGGCCCGAATATAGCCCAAGGCGGGATGCCATTCGATCTCTGCATAATGATTACCTTCCAACAGCAAATCTTTCATCGCGAGCTCGCGCCACTGGAAGCTCGAGAGATATGGATTAGGCCGATTGTGCAAAAGCTGATAGGTCGGATGTTGTGGGGCGCGTTCTTTGCCGGCCTTGGGCAGCCGTCGATACACGGGCAGGGTCAGCGAGGCTATGCTCTCAGAGAGCACACGCACACAGGCCAGCACTGCGGCGATCTGCATGGCTGAATCCGGCCCTATGCGCATTTCGTTTACCAATGGATCAAGTGATCCCCGAATGAGCGCCGGGGTAAGCGCATTGTTCGGGTTCTCCAATCCACCTAATTGTTGTACTCGGGTGCGTCTAAATATATTTGGCAGAATTCTCATCTACTTATCCTATTACACGCATGTCTCTCTCGTCATAGACCGATGTTTCGGGTTCTGTATGAATTACTGCTCTGTAAAGTGCCATGATGGAGGCCACAACCCCATCTATCCTTTTCCCGGTCCTGTCCCGCTGCGGCTTCATCGGCATAATATTCCCCTGCCGGTCGCTCTTTACTTCAGTACATGATACCATCCATTTCATGACCGGGTTGTCCCCGTGAGCTATTTTCTTCGCAAGTAATTTCTTCTCGAATGTGTCGGTAGGGAGCGCCATTCCTGAATAACGCTGGAAAATCTCAACCATTGTAAAACCAACTTTCTGTAGATGGTTCACCACTTCCTGCGCTTTCCACGGGTCGTAAGCGATCTCCTGAATTTTAAACTTCTTGGAATCGATCAGAATCTGTTCCTCGATAAAGTCGTAGTCGACAACATCCCCGGGGGTGGGGATGATATAGCCTTTCTTGATCCAATACGAATAGGGCACCTTATCTCTGCGCTCGCGATCGATGATATTGTCACCTGGGATGAAAAAGCGATATACAAATCGATATATTCCCCCCCTCTCCCCAGGAGGGAAACAATACACGACTGCTGTGATATCCTGTGAGGTGGAAAGGTCCATCCCGGCATAACATTTGCAGCCTATAAGGGCCTCCTCAACGACGGAAAACCCGCACGATTCCCAGGCCTCGTCCTTTATCCATCGTGTTTCGGACTGTGTCCAGACATTCAGATTTTTCGTAATGATCTTGTTTTGTTTGGAGGGAGACAATAAAGCCAGCTGTATTCTTTCTTCCAGATATTCCCAACGAACGGATACACCGAGATTCGGATTCGCCTTGATCCAGACACTGGGATCTGCCCAGTCATCCTCCTCATCAAGGGTATAGATCAGGCAAAAGTAGTTTTCCGGAACAGGTTCGATCGACCGCTCAAGCACTTGTACCGCCAGGCTCCGCTCCTCCTGATAACAGGCGGAATTCTTATTGAACCCGGCAGTGGTAATGATATAAATGAGGGGCTGCTCCCGGGCCCCGAGCGCCGACTCCATGACTTCTATCATGGAATTGTCGCGGTGAGCATGGTATTCGTCCACAAGAACGAAATGCGGATTCAAGGCATCCTCTGTATGGGAATCTTTCCCGAGCGGTTTGAACTGTGCTGCTGTCCCGGGGACGACAATTGTGTGGCTCTGTTTATAGGTGCTGATGAGCTCCCGCAAGAATGGCTGTCTTTGAATTTGCCGCTCTGCCTCATCCCAGGCATACTTCGCCTGGTCTCTCTTTGTGGCAACGCAGTACACCTCTGGCCCTATCTCATGGGGCCTGTCCATGAGAAAGCAATAATTCGCAGTAGCTGCGGCATCCGTTGTTTTCCCATTCTTTCGTGCGACTTCGATATATGCCTTCGTAAAACGCCGGTATCCTCCCTGACGGCGCCACCCGAAAAGCACCCAGTCCTTGAACTGCTGCCAGGGTTCCAGCCGTATCCGGGTATCATGCTTTCGAGGGTTCGCCCACTCCCCCTGAGTATGTCTCAGCTGGTGCTTAAAATCTATGATCCTTTTTGCCTGCCCCTCATCGAAATAATAAGGAAACTCAGGATCATCCGACTCCGCACGTTTCAAATCGTTGAGATGACGCTCGACTGCCAATCGGACATATTTACAAACCACCTGGCGGCCGGACAATACATCGTCAATGTATTTTTGTGCCGTATAAGTATTCATAGGCATTACCAATATGATTACGAAAAAAAAGAGAGAAAGAAGATTACGCCTCATGGTACAACCTTTTCATTGTGTCTGTTTCTGCTTCCGAAGATTTCGGTATATTTATTCTTCCCCTTGATGCGGGGGTTAATCCGAATTCAATCATGTATGTCTTAAACGTATTGAATGCTTTCATCATGCTGGTATATTCCGGCATCGTCTGGGAGTTTCGCCCCTTCATGTATTCGGCGAGGGTCCTTTTCATTAACTTTCCCGTCTCAGGATCCCGGGGGCGAAATACAGCCTCATGTGACGCGCGGTATTGGCCGTACGCTTCACAGCACGCCTCGAGGGCTGCGGTATCGATTTTCGTTAAAATGCCATGCTCAACCAGTTCCGCTGCCAAAGACTTCCAGAGCTTTTTTGCATACTTGGTTAAATAAGACGGAGGCCTCGGGATCTCAACCAGTTTATCCGGTTCCGGTTCGTTCTCAGGCACACGATCTTTGCGAAAAGTCCCCTGGATAAGTTTCATTTGAGTCGGTTTTTTAGGCCTTCCTGCCATCAGCAATCCCCTATTCCTATTTTGACAATGCGAGAGAAAACTTTTCCACGAGGTCTTGCGCG